ATGTGCGGATTCCCCCTCAGCCCCTTGCTTGTTGTAAAGTTCAACGGCAATTCTAAGCTGTAAATCAACATATCTCGGCTCGACTTCTTCAAGCGTTGTGCCGTAAGGAAAACGCCTTGCCATGATAATACTTTTCGCCGTTTCAAGATAATCAAGCAAGACTGCATCGTCTTTTTCCTCTGGGATTCTTATCCGCAAGCGTTCAAGTATATCCATGGCAATACCTCCTTAAATTTATCAGCCTGCTGCTGCACTTGTCGAAATCACAAACACCTTGTCCATACCCTCAAACGAAGGAAGTGTAACCTCAGATGCATATGTGGCAGTGTTTACAGGAATTTCGTTCTTGTTAATCACTGTCACTGCAACGCCTGTGTTTACTACCGCTACATTGGATTCGGGCTTGTTTGCAAGGTCAGCCTCCTCAGGTGTTGTGCCGTAGTAAGTGTTTCCAATAGGCGAAGACGGAAGAAGTGTTGCCATATCGTCAGGATAGAACTTCTGTGTCGCACCTGTTTCATCGGTGTACTTCTTGTTGTAAACCACAATTTCAACTTCAAGCTCCTCACGGAAATAATCCTTGACAAGTGCTGTGGTCATTCTTACAACACCGCCATTTGCAGCAGCTTTTGTAAGGCAGTAAGACTGCAACTTCTTGTTGTTTACAAGGTCTTTCATTGTCTTTTTGGACAGCAGCAGAACTGTGGGCTTTTCGCCTGTGAGTTCCTCAATCTTATCCTGTGCATCCTCAATAACGGAGACAGGGTCTGAATTGTCATAGTCTGTCCAAGCCTCTTTACCTGTAAGTGCTTTGAAGTTTGTCTTTGCAAAACTGCCGTCTGCATCGTAGTTGTACTCGTAAGCTACGTTTCCGCTCGAAATAAGAATCTTTGGCGATCCGTCAGCAGGCGAGAGCAACTGCATTCTCATTCTTTCTGGGACTACATTTGCACCGTCAATGAGGTTCTTTGCATCGTTGTAAATGTTTGTAAGAACCACCTGTGCATAAGGGTCATTAGTGTCCTGAACACGGAGAATTTCCTGTCTGTCACGTTCGTCAATCTTAAATCCTTCACGGAAGAAAGGCATTTCGGTCTGAATCGCCGTTACGCCGATTCTGTCACGAAGTTCAGCCTGCGCATCGAAAGCGGAAGGCTTAAGCGAAACAGGAAGTCCGCTCTTTCCCTTAATGAATTTAAGGTCAAGTCCGAGTTTCTTTCTTGCGGGGAACAGAGATTCGCCGAAATACGGTGCAGCATTCTGTTCAGCAAGCACATTGTTCCAATACGCCGCAATGGCTTTCGCTGTAAAGATGTTTTCTAAAACCATAGTGTGTTACCTCCAATCAATCAAAGAATGTAATTCTGGGGAATTTTGCCTTGACTTCTTCGGAAACTGTTACGCCCAGTGCGGTGAGTTTCTTGTTGTCAACAGAACCCTCGTAAATCGCCGCCTCTGCAACATCGCCGTTTGTTACGTCAACTGTGTGAAGTAGCAGTCCGACAGGTGCGGATTCATTCGGCACTGGCGTGCCTGCTTTTACGATTTTTCTGCCTGTTGTCTCATCGGCTGTAACACCGCTTGATTCAACAGTAACCGCCGTTGCCTTGTAATCGTTGTATTTTAAAATACCAATGTCGCCTGCAACGGTTGTTGTGGTCATTCTCATAGCCATTGTTAGTTACCTCCTGTGTAAAATTTTCTAGCCTCATCTGCCGATTTAAGTGCGGTTGCCTGTGATTTCGCAATACTTTCGGCAAATGTTTCAGCTTCCGTTTTGTTGTTTCCGCCCTCGGCAGTACTGCCGCCTGACGGCTTTTCGAATTTGTGCATCTGCTTGTCCTTGAAGTCGGTCTCAAAATCCGCTTTCTTTTTTGTAATGAGTGCGGACAAGCTCTTCGCCATATTCACGGTGTTTTCTTCGTTGTCCGATACAATTCCATCAATTAAGTCCTTGTAATCGTCCTCGGTTAGTCCTGCCGCTGTAAGCTCCGCAATCGCTTTTGTGCGATTAAGCAACTTTGCATTTTCTGTCTTGCTCTTAGCGGCATCGTCAAGCATTTTCTGTAACTTCTGCTCGTTAGATAGTTTTTCAGCCTCTGCCGCATCGAACTTTTCCGCCTTCTCACGGAGGTCTTTCAGCTCGTCTGCTGAAACGGTACTTTTTTTCGCAATAGCGACTTCCGTGTCGACAGAGTTCTGAATCGCAACAATCTGTTCGGGCGTTGCGTCAGGTATCAGTTTCAGAATATCTTCCTTTGTCATGTTATTTCTCCTTCCTGTTGCACGGCGCTCATAACGCACCGACAGTTTACTGTTTCGCTTGCAGATGCTCCCAGTGATGTATCGTGAGGAAACATCAGCAAGCTGTCTCCTACCTCAAACGGCTCTGCAAGCAGCTTGATTTGACCGTCTGCCTTGCGGTGCGACTGTCTCACCTTGCTATCATGAAAGCTGTCCCACCGTTTGTGCGTGTAGCCTGAACGATAAAATCCGTCAAGCGTTGCCAAATCACACATTCCGTTGACCTCTGTTCTCGCTATGTCCCTTGCACGTTCGTCTGAGAAAACATAATCGCTGTTTAGGCTTTCACCTGTTGTTTCCTGCACCCACCGTGCGAAATCAACCGAATGCTGTTTCTGCCATTCCTCTGCTGTCGGGTACGCTTTGCCGCTTGCTGTAGAAATCAGCGAAACATATTTTGTGTAATATTTGTCGCACACTACCCGCCATTCTTGTGCGAGCGGCACAGTGAGCAAGCCAATAATCAGTAGAATTTTTTCGGTACTTAAGCCTGATTCTGCGGTCTCTTTTTGCTTTTCGAAAATTTTTTGGATTCGTTCTTCAAACTCGGTCATCATCTGAACTCGCAGTAGCTTTTCCACTACAGGCAAATCCATTTCTGCAACCCAAAGCACGTTAAGTTCGTCAAAATCAGCTATCGCCATTCGGTTCACCGCCGTTTCCGTTAAGCTTATCAATCAGTGCGAATACCTCATCGGTGAGTGGGTCTCCGTTGTTTGTGTCTGACTTGCTTACAACCGTGTTAAGGTCTTCACCACTTGCATTTCCTGTTGCAAGCTTTTCAAGTGATTCACGGCTGTCCATGTAAACTTGTTCGGGATCTGAGAACAAACCACAGTACTCAATTGCAATTCGAGGGTGAATGCCCGACTGCAACAGATTCGTGAGTGCCTGCGTTTTAACAAGCAGATTGTCTGTCTTGTTTCGGGTGAATTTCACATCTATATCGTGAATTTTCAGTCTTTTCACTTCGGGAGGTGAATTTTTAGTGTCAGCACAAATCTTCAATACCGCTCTGAGCATTTGCTTTTCTGCTCCAATAAACAGCGGTTCAAGGGCTTTCGCCGAAGACTCTGCCATTACCCAGCCTTCTCCGATAATGAGTGCTTGACCTGTGTTTCCGCCTGCGGACGCACGGCGGTCGGGTACGCTTGCAATCGTAAGCATTTTTTGATAAATGTCATCTTTCGTTGCCTGCGTTTCCGTCTGGCTAAGCTGAGTTACAATCACTTGAATGCTTGCAGGATTTCCCGGCTCGGATTTCGTCATGATTGCTCCCTTGTCCTTTAGTTCTTCAAACTGCTTTTCACTTATTTCGCAGTTGTTGAACCACAAAAGATTCTGCACGGTCTGTTCTATAGCGTCCACACAGTTTGAACTTAGAGTGTTGAGTGCATCGCACAGCGGTAACACAGGTTCAAATGAACCTATCATATCAGGGTTGTTTCGATATTCAAAAATCGGTATCATTCCGATAGGATTTTCACTTTTTCTAATCGTTTCATATCGGCTGCCAGAGAAATCAACCGTCCATGCGTATTTATCGGAATAAATCGTAGCACGGTTGAACATTTTTCCGTCAATCCCGTAGCGGTTTACATAAGTCACTCCCAAAACAGGCTTTTCTTCAAAATCGTTTGACCGAACAATGAACGTGTTTCGTGAATCAAGTACATACGTCTTGAACGGAATGTCTTCGCCCTCATCAGACGGCACAACCAGTCTATACGCTACACCACATTTGTTGAACCATTCTGCGAGTTCTCTGTCTTTTCCGGCTTTGTTGTCAAACTGCATTAACTCGTTGAGCGTGGCAACCCCTGCCGAATCGTCAACAGGTGCTATGTTACAGTCTCCACGGCGGACATACTGAACAGGTTCACCAAACATGAATCCTACCTTGAAATTGTCAATCTCCATTGCATGATTTTC